GCTGGTAGTGACGCGCCCAGCTCTGAGCCTCAAGACGATCCTGAATGTAATAAGCGTTCATGGCTGAACTCCTGAAAATGGCTGTGAAAATATCGCCCGCGAAATGCCAGGCTGATTAGGAAAACAGGAAAGGGGATTAGTGATTCAGGCCGTTACCGCGTCCGTCGAGAAAAACTTCCACGAGCAAATCACGGGTATAAGTGCGCTCGATGCCGCGATGCAGATATAGCCGTCCGCGTAAATTAGCTGATGCAGTCCAGGTACCATCTTTGTGTTTGACCAGCATTCCTGGCATGACCGCACCTCGATTAACGGTCTGCGTTCCATAATGTTGATGAACCATAAAAACTCCTGCCCGTAAGCTGGGCTGCTGAACATATAGAGACTTCTGCGCGTATTCAGGCGGTGGATGGCCGCCGGTTGTCATAACTAAGCCGCCTCGTTGAAGCGACTGAGGTATGAGGTGTTGAGTTGATTTCAGCTGGTCACACCGACGTTCACGCGTCCGTTTCACCCCTCGCACTCCCCGGAGCCTGCCGAAATTCAAGCTGCGGATCTAAGCGGTCATCGCAACGGTGAATCAGGCGGTTGCCGTATCGTTGTGTTGTTGCGACATGGTAATAATAGCTATTGCTATTGCTATTGGTGGTATCAATACTTATTGCTATTGATTGATGTGTTTTGATATTAACTGTTTGATAGCAAAAAGAATTAATTTTGTGACTTGCATCGCATAGCGATAACTGAAGGGAGGTTGTGGTGGTTTTTCGAACGGTTTGTGTGATGAGGGGAGGGGACAAAAGAAAACCCGGCACGGTGGCCGGGCTAGATCTTAAAGTATTTATCTTTTAGAGATGTAGATGCAAAATTTTTTGCCTTTGAAAATTTTTTGTCATCAGAAGAGCTTATGAACTCATCTTTTTTGTAGGGAACCGCTAATGCTGCATCACGTCTGCGAGGCAGCTTACTTACTTCCTCGCACTTTTTCATGATCAGTTATCCTTTAATAACCTATACAGTTTTGTAGGGGTACATCCTGAGGATATTGTTAAGTTCGTAGCACGCCTTTTCCGCCCACCATCGTATAAACGAAAACCAGTAGTAGACGAATTTTCTGCGTCAAAAACTATAGACAGTATAACGTCCCCAGACTTTTTTTGCCATTCATATGTGCCGTTAGTTGGTTTTGTCATCTGTAGACGCCAGTCAAGAACGCCATCACTTATAGCTGAGAGATCGTTTAGTACGTCTAGTACGGATTGATATCTTTCATTTGGATCTACATGAATGCATTTGTTTACTATTGTTATCAATTTTTTATGTATGTGGGAAGGATACTCTTTTAATGGATAGGAGCCATTAATTATCGACTCTCTGAGTTGTTCAATCGTTCTAAATGCAGATCTTTCTCTTTCAAAATTATCATATCCAACACACATTCTATATATGGTTAATCCTGCCTGATATATGTCATATGTGAAATTATAATCATTTGTTGATAAAGAAAAATATTCCGGTGGCACATGAAAATGATATCCAAACTCAGGCGCAGCTCTCGATTCCTCATTGACTAACTGAGACAATCCAAAGTCAGATAGCATGGCCTCATTTCTGTTTGATATCATGATGTTATTAGGTTTTATATCAAAATGCATAAGACCTTTTGAGTGTATATGATAAAGCCCACTTAAAAATTGAATAGAATACCGTATTATCTCCCTGCTCGTAAGATTAATCTTTTTTATTAATTGGTTTAGCGAACCATTATGATAAAATGGCATGGCTATATAGATATTGCTCTCACATTGAGCAGCATACTGAACTTGCACAATATTTGGATGTGCATGTTTATAGAGAAGCCTTGCTTCATTAAAGTAGTCGTCGTGGTTAGTGTTTTCTTTTTTTTCTATTTCTTTAATCACCAAGTCATGAGCTAGGTGTCTGTCATGAGCCAGATATACTTTTGAAAAACAACCCTGTTCTTCTAGATCACGAATCCATTCGAATGCTACATCAGCTCTTTTGTATGGAGTCAGCATCCCCTTACCTCCGCAGATAGTGCAGCCAAAACAGCTTCATTTGTTTCAGTTGTAAAACCAGAATTATCGATTCCATTTATATTACGGTGTGACTTCAATATTTCTTTATACTCGATCTCTGTTAGGTTCAATGATGACTTCATACCAGATTTTCTAATGGTGTAATATCTTCTTACATCACTGCTTGAAAATGCTTCTTGAATAACAGCTTCTATATAAAGGCGGTCAATGCTAAGATTATCAGAGTTTGATTCAGTAACGCGTATAGCAGCTAATTCAACATTATATAAATTAAGAATGTCGAGGATGTTATTTCGCACATACTTTAATTTTTCTGGTGTGTCTAAGGTCGAAGGTATTTTAATAACATCAACACATTTGAGTGCAGACTCATCAGTGCAATATACAACAAAAGATGTAACTTTGGGCGCCGCCCTAACACCTAGTATTCTCATTTTTTATATCCCATTTTAGAATCAGGCTGCGTTTCTGCAGCCTCTCTCATCACCCAAATGTCTAATCAGGCTATTATTGATTATCCATGTTTCCTGTATGTTTGCGGCATGCTCCCAATAACTTTCCCGAAGATAAACACCCGGTTCATCTCGTCTTTCTCGATTGGGTCCCACGGTGAGTAGCTCTTGTTATCAGAGATAACCAGCAGTTTATCCTTCATCATTTGCAGGCGCTTAACATGGGCTGTGTCGTCATACAGAAACGCATAGATACCATCACCGTCGAAAGATTTAACAGTGATATCAACGAACAGAAGATCACCTGGTTCGATCGTTCCTGACATGCTGTCACCGCGTACGTTAATGATGCGGATATTTTCTGCCTTCCTGCCATCGAACATGTGACGAGCATCGTCAAACGAGTACTCAACCGAGCGTAGAACTTCTACAAACTCACGGTTGATGACTCCCGGCCCGGCACTCACTTCTATATCAAGAACGTCAATCTTGAAGTATTTGGGATGGTTGGCAGCAGGCTTCCCTGATTGTTGACCGTCATTTCTCATCGGGCCTATGCCTGATGAGAGCCACTCTGTTCGAACACCCAATGCATTAGCTATTTCAACAATTTTTGTTGAGCCGCGTGCGTTGCCGCTTGTCAGTCTCCAGATTGTGGGTTGAGCTACGCCAGACGCCTTTGCAAGAGCGCCTTGAGACATTCCAGATTGTTCCATCGCTAGGTTTAAGCGATCAGCAAGAGTTTCTTTTTTCATAAGTTTTAATTTATACGCTTGCGTATTGATGGTCAAAACACGTTTTGCTATTGATTGGGTTAATACGCATTGCTATTATCCATTCATTGTAATACCAATAGGAATTGATAATGACAAATCAAACCATTCAACTCGCAATCAGTATTACAGGTAGCCAAAAACGACTGGCAGATCTATGCGGTGTAGCCCAGCCCACTGTTTGGCGTTGGCTACACGGTGGGGGAATTGATGCCCGCTATGTAATGAAAATTGTCTCAGCCACTGGTGGAAAGATTAAACCAGCAGATATTCGTCCCGACCTTGCACCATTGTTTAACGCGAGTAATTCTGCCGCCTAAACTGCGGCGTTAACTGATAAGGCAATGATTATGCAACCACTTACATACCAACAGACTAGCGGATTTAGCCCGACTGCGGTGATAAATCGTTCTCAAATAAAACAGGTGCCAGGCCACGAAAAAATCCGTGATGCCGTTCGCGCCTGGTCGGCTGCAGATAATCAGGATGTTGTTGCCGCACTCATTGTGAATGAGTATCGGGAGCAGGGCGGCGGCACCATCGATTTCCCTGATGATGTCAGCCGTGCACGCCAGAAGCTGTTCCGCTTCCTCGATAACAAATTCGATTCTGAAAAATACCGAAATAACGTGCGTGAACTGACCCCGGCAATTCTGGCGGTACTACCGCTGGAATATCGCGGCCACCTGGTTGAGCAGGATAGCTTCATGGCTCGGCTGGCTGAAATGGAAAAGGAACTCTGTGAGGCAAAGCAGGCGGTCATTCTCAACGCACCACGCCACCAGAAACTGAAGGAGATGAGTGAAGGCATTGTGTCGATGTTTCGAGTGGACCCGGATCTGGCTGGTCCATTGATGGCGATGGTCACCACCATGCTGGGGGCAATATGACAGGTTCAAAAATGGCGAAAGTCGGTCTGCGGGAACAGAACCGACTTTCAGGTGCAAATCGTAACACACTCATTGCGGGAGGAATTATGGCAAACACTGCTGAGATATTCAATTTTCCAGTGCCGGATGCGGCACAAAAGGAGCCGCGCGTGGCAGATCTCGATGATGGTTATACGCGCATTGCAAATGAGTTGCTGGAAGCTGTGATGCTGGCCGGATTAACACAGCACCAGCTTCTGGTCTTCCTGGCTGTCATGCGCAAAACATATGGCTTTAATAAAAAACTGGATTGGGTGAGCAACGAGCAACTGTCCGGATTGACCGGGATATTACCGCACAAGTGTTCTGCTGCAAAAAGTGTTCTGGTAAAGCGTGGGATTTTGATTCAGAGCGGGCGGAATATCGGTATTAATAATGTGGTCAGTGAATGGTCAACATTACCCGAATCAGGTAAGAAAAATAAAGTTTACCTGAAAGAGGTAAATTTACCTGAATCAGGTAAGAAAAGTTTACCCAAATCAGGTAAAGGCGTTTACCCGAATCAGGTAAACACAAAAGACAAACTAACAAAAGACAATATAAAACCTTTTTCGTCCGAGAATTCTGGCGAATCCTCTGACCAACCAGAAAACGATCTTCCTGTGGTGAAACCAGATGCTGCAATTCAGAGCGGCAGCAAGTGGGGGACAGCAGAAGACCTGACCGCCGCAGAGTGGATGTTTGACATGGTGAAGACCATCGCGCCATCAGCCAGAAAACCGAATTTTGCTGGGTGGGCTAACGATATCCGCCTGATGCGTGAACGTGACGGACGTAACCACCGCGATATGTGTGTGCTTTTCCGCTGGGCCTGCCAGGACAACTTCTGGTCCGGTAACGTGCTGAGTCCGGCCAAACTCCGCGACAAGTGGACTCAGCTCGAAATCAACCGTAACAAGCAACAGGCAGTCGTGACAGCCAGCAAACCAAAACTCGACCTGACAAACACAGACTGGATTTACGGGGTGGATCTATGAAAAACATCGCCGCACAGATGGTTAACTTTGACCGTGAGCAGATGCGTCGGATCGCCAACAACATGCCGGAACAGTACGACGAAAAGCCGCAGGTACAGCAGGTAGCGCAGATCATCAACGGTGTGTTCAGCCAGTTACTGGCAACTTTCCCGGCGAGCCTGGCTAACCGTGACCAGAACGAACTGAACGAAATCCGCCGCCAGTGGGTTCTGGCTTTCCGGGAAAACGGGATCACCACAATGGAACAGGTTAACGCAGGAATGCGCGTAGCCCGTCGGCAGAATCGACCATTTCTGCCATCACCCGGGCAGTTTGTTGCATGGTGCCGGGAAGAAGCATCCGTTATCGCCGGACTGCCAAACGTCAGCGAGCTGGTTGATATGGTTTACGAGTATTGCCGGAAGCGAGGCCTGTATCCGGATGCGGAGTCTTATCCGTGGAAATCAAACGCGCACTACTGGCTGGTTACCAACCTGTATCAGAACATGCGGGCCAATGCGCTTACTGATGCGGAATTACGCCGTAAGGCCGCAGATGAGCTTGTCCATATGACTGCGAGAATTAACCGTGGTGAGGCGATCCCTGAACCAGTAAAACAACTTCCTGTCATGGGCGGTAGACCTCTAAATCGTGCACAGGCTCTGGCGAAGATCGCAGAAATCAAAGCTAAGTTCGGACTGAAAGGAGCAAGTGTATGACGGGCAAAGAGGCAATTATTCATTACCTGGGGACGCATAATAGCTTCTGTGCGCCGGACGTTGCCGCGCTAACAGGCGCAACAGTAACCAGCATAAATCAGGCCGCGGCTAAAATGGCACGGGCAGGTCTTCTGGTTATCGAAGGTAAGGTCTGGCGAACGGTGTATTACCGGTTTGCTACCAGGGAAGAACGGGAAGGAAAGATGAGCACGAACCTGATTTTTAAGGAGTGTCGCCAGAGTGCCGCGATGAAACGGGTATTGGCGGTATATGGAGTTAAAAGATGACCATCTACATCACTGAGCTAATAACAGGCCTGCTGGTAATCGCAGGCCTTTTTATTTGGGGGAGAGGGAAGTCATGAAAAAACTAACCTTTGAAATTCGATCTCCAGCACATCAGCAAAACGCTATTCACGCGGTACAGCAAATTCTTCCAGACCCAACCAAACCAATCGTAGTAACCATTCAGGAACGCAACCGCAGCTTAGACCAGAATCGAAAGTTTTGGGCTTGCCTTGGTGACGTCTCTCGTCAGGTTGAATGGCATGGTCGCTGGCTGGATGCAGAAAGCTGGAAGTGTGTGTTTACCGCAGCATTAAAGCAGCAGGATGTTGTTCCTAACCTTGCCGGGAATGGCTTTGTGGTAATAGGCCAGTCAACCAGCAGGATGCGTGTAGGCGAATTTGCGGAGCTATTAGAGCTTATACAGGCATTCGGTACAGAGCGTGGCGTTAAGTGGTCGGACGAAGCGCGACTGGCTCTCGAATGGAAAGCGCGATGGGGAGACAGGGCGGCATGAGACGACAGCGACGAAGTATCACCGACATCATCTGCGAAAACTGCAAATACCTTCCAACGAAACGCTCCAGAAATAAACGCAAGCCAATCCCAAAAGAATCTGACGTAAAAACCTTCAACTACACGGCTCACCTGTGGGATATCCGGTGGCTAAGACATCGTGCGAGGAATACAAGGTGATTGACCCAAATCGAAGTTACGAACAAGAAAGCGTCGAGCGGGCTTTAACGTGCGCTAATTGCGGTCAGAAGCTGCATGTGCTGGAAGTTCACGTGTGTGAGTACTGCTGTGCAGAGCTGATGAGCGATTCGAATAGCTCGATGCACGAGGAAGAAGATGATGGCTAAACCAGCGCGAAGACGATGTAAAAACGATGAATGTCGGGAATGGTTTCACCCTGCCTTCGCTAATCAGTGGTGGTGCTCTCCAGAGTGTGGAACCAAGATAGCACTCGAACGACGAAGTAAAGAACGCGAAAAAGCGGAAAAAGCAGCAGAGAAGAAACGACGACGAGAGGAGCAGAAACAGAAAGATAAACTTAAGATTAGAAAACTCGCCTTAAAGCCCCGCAGTTACTGGATTAAACAAGCCCAACAAGCCGTAAACGCCTTCATCAGAGAAAGAGACCGCGACTTACCATGTATCTCTTGCGGAACGCTCACGTCTGCTCAGTGGGATGCCGGACATTACCGGACAACTGCTGCGGCACCTCAACTCCGATTTGATGAACGCAATATTCACAAGCAATGCGTGGTGTGCAACCAGCACAAAAGCGGAAATCTCGTTCCGTATCGCGTCGAACTGATTAGCCGCATCGGGCAGGAAGCAGTAGACGAAATCGAATCAAACCATAACCGCCATCGCTGGACTGTCGAAGAGTGCAGGGCCATCAAGGCGGAGTATCAGCAGAAACTCAAAGACCTGCGAAACAGCAGAAGTGAGGCCGCATGACGTTCTCAGTAAAAATCATTCCAGATCACAAGGGAGAAGGCGCATGGGCATAAGAGAACTAAACCTCACCAAAGAACAGCACGAGTGGCTGAATGGCTGGCTTGAACTGTGGGGCGCATGGGTTTATTCAGGTCGTCTGGAAAAGCGCATGAGCAGCGTAATAGCTAAGTTCATGGAGAGCGTAGAGCCGGGAAGAGTTATGACAAGGCCAATGTGTAATGATGATGATGGAATGTTGATTTCTCAGGTCGTCGATTCCGTCATGTACATTGACAAGAAAGCCTTTGGCATCCTCCTCAGCTACTACGCCCACGGCTCTTCCAAGCACGCCATTGCATCTTACTATCATCGCGTCGCAAGACCTCGCAAGATGTTATGCCGGGGCGGCGGGCGCATTCAAAAACCATCGCTCGCAACCTGTCGACGGGAAGTTGACGAAATCCTCAATGCCTCGTTGTTTATGATTTACCCGGTTCTGGATAGTGCGTTTAAAAACCGGAAACGTGTAGAGAAAATTAAACATGTAGCATAGAACGTGTTGACATCATTGAGCAAATGAGCAACACTATTCGCATAAGCTGCCGTTAGTGACTCTTAAGTTGCAACGGTGGCTTTTTTTATTTGGGTCAGTCGTATAAAGGTCATTACGGAAGGCTGTTAACCTTCTTATCGTGGTTCGAGTCCACGCTGTCCCGCCAAATATGCTGGTTTAGCTCCAATGGTAGAGCGGTCGCCTTGTAAGCGAATGGGTAGCGGTTCAAGTCCGTTAACCAGCACCATAACTGAGCCGTAGCCACTGGATGTCCTGAATTCATCAGTGATAGTTATGCTGCGGTCTTCTTTTTCTCCCTTCCCAATATAAGAACTACGCAATCCGTTACTGGCGGAGGCGTTGCTATGAAATCAATGGACAAAATCTCAACTGGCATTGCCTACGGAACATCCGCTGGTAGTGCGGGATACTGGTTTTTGCAGTGGTTGGATCAGGTCAGTCCATCACAGTGGGCTGCGATTGGGGTGCTTGGAAGCCTTGTGTTGGGCTTTCTCACCTATCTGACAAATCTGTACTTCAAAATCAGAGAAGACAGAAGAAAGGCTGCGAGAGGTGAATAATGCCTCCATCATTACGAAAAGCCGTTGCTGCGGCTATTGGTGGCGGGGCTATTGCTATAGCATCTGTGTTAATCACTGGCCCAAGTGGTAACGATGGTCTGGAAGGCGTCAGCTACATACCATATAAAGATATCGTTGGTGTATGGACTGTATGTTACGGGCATACCGGAAAAGACATTATGCTCGGTAAAACGTATACCGAAGCAGAATGCAAAGCCCTCCTGAATAAAGACCTTGCCACTGTCGCCAGACAAATTAACCCGTACATCAAAGTCGATATACCGGAAACAACGCGCGGCGCTCTTTACTCGTTCGTTTACAACGTTGGTGCTGGAAATTTCAGAACATCGACGCTTCTTCGCAAAATAAACCAGGGCGATATCAAAGGCGCATGTGATCAGCTACGGCGCTGGACATACGCTGGCGGTAAGCAATGGAAAGGGCTGATGACTCGCCGTGAGATTGAGCGTGAAGTCTGTTTGTGGGGGCAACAATGAGTAGAGTAACCGCGATTATCTCCGCTCTGGTTATCTGCATCATCGTCTGCCTGTCATGGGCTGTTAATCATTACCGTGATAACGCCATGACCTACAAAGAACAGCGCGATAAAGCCACATCCATCATCGCTGATATGCAGAAGCGTCAACGTGATGTAGCAGAACTCGACGCAAGATATACAAAGGAACTTGCTGATGCTAACGCGACTATCGAAAGTCTCCGTGCTGATGTTTCTGCTGGGCGTAAGCGCCTGCAAGTCGCCGCCACCTGTGCAAAGTCAACGACCGGAGCCAGCAGCATGGGCGATGGAGAAAGCCCAAGACTTACAGCAGATGCTGAACTCAATTATTACCGTCTCCGAAGTGGAATCGACAGGATAACCGCGCAGGTTAACTACTTGCAGGAATACATCAGGACGCAATGCCTTCGATGATAGCGATAATTTTACTCATCATCCTTCACATCTGGCTCTGTAGACAGGGTGGTGATCACTTCTGGAGTGAATCCAGATTAAACATCTCATTGCTGATGCTTGAAGTTGAGCATCTGGCGCGCGGTAAGGGGCTGCGTTGAGATAAGAGCCAGTTCATTACAAAGCCTATCTACGGGTGGGCTTGATAATGAAACCGGAATTTATTCTGGGCAACCAGTTACGGCAGTACAGCGAAACAACCCAAGCCAGTAAGTGGGGAAATAACACTGGCAGCCACTGAAAGATGAACCTCCAGCCTTATGGCAAAAAAGATTCTTTGTGGTGGCGGACTGATGGAAAGACATCGGTTATTGCAGAGGCTAATCCTGAGTAAAATGGTGGATCAATATTGGGCCGTTGGTGGAGATTAAGTGGACCACTTTTCATCCGTCGTTGATACGAAGAAAGACGTACTGTCGCATAACAAATCGGTGCAGGCGCACTGCCAGCAGAATGAATACCGGGCTTTGAAGTCGCGGCCTGAGTGAAGCATAAACAATAAAGCGAGGTTTTTTCATCATGAAAAAAGAAGGCCATGGGTTTATCTCGGTTGTTAACTCCATCTCAGAAGCTAAGAACTGGTTTGTGGAAAATGAAATACATAAGGAAGGCGATGTGCTAGAGCTGGTAGTTGTTAAAAGCAGCACTGAAGGTGAATCATGCACGCTTGATCTCAAGTTACAGACAGCTCAAAAATGATACGGGCTAATTGATGTATTGAATATTTCGAGCGTAAATTGATGTGACACATCAATTATTCTGGTGGATGAATTCATTATGATTTTTTCACACACCGGTATCGGAGCAAATCGATGCATCAAACTCTAGCCAACGCAACTTTTCAGGTCATTGCAGGGGATTCTCGTGGTAGTGGGTTCAGCTTTATGCGAGAAGATCTGGTCGTAACCAATTTTCATGTTGTCGCCGCCTGCTGTAACTTGCAGAATCTGCGTCAAATTAATCATGTTAACCTTCAGACTGAATCTAATGAGCATATAGAAGCTCAAATATTGTACATTGATGGTGACAACGACTTTGCGATTATGCGGTTGCAATCACCGCTTCCTGCCGGGAGAACAGTACTTCAACCATCCGTAGGATTTACTCCAACTCGAGGCAAAAAGTTAATCTTTGCCGGGTATCCGCATGGGCTGCCTCAATTGCTTACGAATGAAGGGATTATTTCCGCCCCTCTGGAAAGTGGGCGTTTTGCTCTTGATGGAATGGTTAATGGTGGAAATTCAGGCGGTCCAATTATTGACCGGGAAACGGGAGAAGCTGTAGGCATTGTTACTCAACGTCGATACATTCTGCCGCCTGATGCGCAGCAGCTCTCTAATGAAGTTGCTCAGCTTCGCGGCTATTTGGCGCAGGCAGCACAGCAAATGTCAGTGGAAGTCATGGGGGTTAACTTTGGACGAATGGCAGATATGTTCAGTCGCTCACTGCAAATGGTTAATGAAATGTTGAATCTTAATGCCAATCCTGGCATTGGGACTGGTTTCTCGTTAGAACCAATCGTAAATGCAGTTAATTCACTTCCTCAACATTGATCAAGCTGCGATTTAGTAAAAGACATAGGGCCACTGGCAAGTGCGAGTGGCTTTTCTATTGCCGTCAAATGGGTAGCATCATTGTAATGGCTTTAACTTTAGGTGCAGAATTATGGTAAAACCGGACTTGGATTCCGTTGAATAAGAATGGTGACCATAACACAGAGTCACCACAGATTATTTATCCGCGCGCTTCGCGACCAGGCTCATCTTCATTAACGCGATAACGCCAATATCGCTCAGGCTTAACCCAAACCACTTTATCACCGCTTACTTTGCGGAATTGGGTAATGACAGGTGTAGATAAAACAAGATTACCATCAGCATTTTCTTTCAGAAACTGCTCATTATCGAGTTTGACTAAATAATCAACTACGTCTTCCTGATACAGGCAACCGTCATATTCTAACTGAGCCATCATCCACTTCATCACGTCTGTAAGAGACAACTTGAGTGCGTTTGGGTTTACGGCTTTGGGTTGGTAGCAGTCAGTGATTCTTCTGGAAATCTGGCTCTTTCTTGCTTTCTTCCTGAAAACCACTGACACCAGTAATCACCAACAAAAACATCAAAGCTGTTTATGATTGGCTCCTGAATAGCCATCGCCGGGCCGCCTGAAACCAAATAAACAATGTCGCCGATTTTAAATTTAGGGGTACGTGGATTTTTTGACATAAAGCTTCCTTTTTAAGAGAGAGATACATGGCACTCACCGACAAACAAGAAATGTTCTGTCGCGAGTACCTCATCGATTTAAACGCCACGCAAGCGGCTATTCGGGCGGGGTACAGCGCTAAGACAGCTAACCGTACCGCATCCGAAAACCTGTCAAAACCTGACATCAAGTTAAGAATCGCCGAACTGAAAGCGCAACGCAATGATCTTGTTGGTATTAATGCAGAATATGTGCTTAATCGCCTTATTGAAATCGACCAGATGGATGTGCTTGACATTCTCCTGCAAAACGGTGAGCTAAAACCCATTAAAGACTGGCCTAAGGTATGGCGCACAACGCTATCAGGAATGGATGTCATGGAGATGGTATCCGCAGATAGCGCCGCACTTCTGAAGAAAATCAAATGGCCTGATAAGGTTAAAAACCTTGAGTTGCTTGGGCGTCATGTTTCTGTTCAGGCGTTTAAAGACAACGTCAAAAATGAAGTGACTGGCGCTGATGGAGGACCCGTCAGAACAGAAATTACCAACTTAACGCCGGAGCAGGCTGCAGAGGCGTATAGAAAAATGATGGGCTAAGTATGCCGTTACCATTCCCCTTCGATTTTAAACATCCTGATTACCAGATGGTTTTTGAATGGCGGATGGAACGCCTACAGCGCATTCGCCAGAATCCTGAAATATTGCCTGCACTAAAACAGTTTTACCGAACTAATCCGGCTCAGTTCATCATCGACTGGGGCATGACAACGGACCCGCGTAATATTGATTATGGCCTGCCGGTGACCATTCCGTTTTTACTCTTCCCTAAGCAGGAGGAGTGGATCCACTGGATTATGGAACGCTGGGGCAATCGGGAGAATGGTATTACCGAAAAATCCCGTGAAATGGGGCTCAGTTGGACCGCGATCGGACTGGCATGTTCGCTTTGTCTCTTCAACAAAGAAATGGTTATCGGTTTCGGCTCCCGTAAAGAGGAATACGTCGACAGCACCGGTGACCCGAAAGCATTGTTCTGGAAGGCGCGCAAGTTCGTGGAAACACTGCCTGTAGAGTTTCGCGGTTCGTGGAGCGAGAAGAAGCACGCGCCATATATGCGTGTTGAGTTTCCTGAAACTGGTGCCGTTATCAAAGGCGAGGCTGGCGATAATATTGGTCGTGGTGACCGTACCACGCTTTATCTGGTTGATGAGGCTGCATTCCTTCAGCGTCCTCTGCTGATTGATGCGGCGTTGTCACAAACGACGCGTTGCCGTATCGACCTGAGTTCAGTTAACGGCATGGCGAACCCGTTCGCTCAGAAGCGTCATGGCGGGAAGATACCGGTATTCACATTCCACTGGCGGGATGATCCTCGCAAGGATGAAGAGTGGTATCGCAGGGAATGCGAGAAAATCGATAATCCGGTGGTGGTGGCACAGGAACTTGATCTGAACTACAGCGCATCAGCGGAAGGCGTCCTGATTCCATCCGAATGGGTACAGGCTGCCGTTGATGCGCATATCAAACTGGGTATCCAGCCAACAGGCAAACGACTTGGCGCGATGGATGTCGCCGACGAAGGCAGGGACAAAAATGCCTTTTCCATCCGTCATGGCTTCCTCCTGGAAAATGTGCGGGAATGGTCCGGTGTGGGCAGCGACATTTATCAGTCCGTCGAGAAGGTTTTCGGCTTTTGCGAACAGGATAACCTCGAAGAGTTTCGCTTTGACGAGGACGGGCTGGGCGCTGGCGTTCGCGGCGATGCACGCGCTATCAACGAACTGCGTAACGCTGCGCGTCGACCGTCAATACTTGCCACACCGTTTCGAGGTAGTGGCGCGGTATTTGATCCGGATGATGAAGCTGTTCGCGGGGACAACGGGCAAGCCGCACGTCTGAACAAGGACTTCTTCGCTAACGCCAAAGCCCAGAGCTGGTGGCGGTTACGTAAACTTTTTCAGAATACCTGGCGCGCCGTGGTTGAAGGTATGGCTTATAACCCGGACGAAATCATCTCAATCAGCAGTAGCATGGCACTCAAAGATAAACTCATCATCGAGCTTTCGCAGCCGACCTATTCCATTAATGGTGTGGGAAAAATCGTTATTGATAAACAGCCTGATGGGACTCGGTCGCCAAACCTTGCCGACTCGGTGATGATCAACTATGCCCCAATGAATTCAGCCCTGAACATCTGGGAGCTGCTAGGGAGACAGGCCTGATGGCACGAAACAAACAAGCCCTGCGGCGAACTGCGCAGGCCACAGTTGATGGTTATGAGAATTTTATTGCCCGCGTAGGGATGCAGACACCTAACCTGCACTCAGCATCTACCTACCGGGCTAATTTCACCAGTCGTAACCGCATGCTGGTGGAATGGTCCTATCGTTCATCCTGGATCATCGGCGAAGCAGTCGATGCTATCCCGGATGATATGACCCGCAAAGGCATTCGCATCACTTCGGAAATTGATGCAAAAGATCGTGGCATTCTCGAATCACAACTGGATGAGTTGCAAATCTGGGATGCGCTGAATGACGTGCTGAAATGGTCGCGCCTCTACGGCGGCGCGGTGGGTTTCATCATGATTGAGGGGCAGGCACCAATGACCCCGCTGCGACCCGAAACCATCGGTAAGGGCAAGTTTAAGGGGATTCTCCCGCTCGACCGCTGGATGATTGACCCGGTACTGACCCGCCGCATTAAAGATATGGGGCCGGACCTGGGTAAACCTGAGTTTTATGATGTGGTGACCACAGCAACGGGAATTCCTGCCTGGCGCATTCATCACAGTCGCCTGATTCGCTTTGATGGCGTCACGCTGCCATTTCAGCAGAAGATGACCGAGAACGAATGGGGAATGTCGGTTGTAGAGCGTATCTGGGATCGTCTTACCGCGTTCGACAGCGCTACTGTCGGTGCGGCGCAGCTGGTCTACAAGGCGCATTTGCGTACCTACAGCGTGGAGAAGCTACGCGAGCTTATCGCACTTGGTGGTCCTGCGTATGAAGCGTTGCTGAAGAATATTGACCTGATTCGACAGTTCCAGAGCAATGAAGGCATGACTCTCATGGACTCGCGGGATAAGTTTGAAACCCATCAGTACAGCTTCAGTGGTCTGGATGACATCCTTTCACAGTTTGCAGAACAGATTAGTGGCGCTGTTGGTATCCCACTGGTGCGGTTGTTCGGACAGTCCCCGAAGGGATTTTCTACCGGTGATGCAGACCTTGCCAACTATTACGACCGGGTAAGCTCGCTGCAGGAGAGACGTTTACGTCTTCCGGTGCGGCGGATACTGGATATCATGCATCGTTCGGAACTTGGCAAACCGCTGCCGGACGATTTCACGTTTGAGTTTAACCCGCTCTGGCAAATGTCTGATGTCGATCGCTCAACGGTGGCGTTAAACACCACCAACGCAATCAGTACAGCGCTGGGTGATGGTCTGATGACACTGAAAGCCGCTATGACTGATTTGCGAGAAAATTCTGACGTAACCGGCATCGGGGCATCCATTACCGACGAGGACATCGAGAATGCCGAAGATGAAGCGCCGCCCGGCATCGGCGAACCTGATGACGAACCGCAGGAACCGTCAGGCGGAAATCCGGTATCGAACCAGCCTACGCAGGATAGCGCGGGCGGTAGGGGACATCGTAAATGGTCACTACGATGGTTCAAATGACAGTATCACGGAAATTATTGAGGCGCTGGAACGCTACAGTGAAATCATCACCCCCTGGGCGACAAAGGTCGCGGAAAACTTTACCGCCGATATTGTGCGCAAGAATGATGAGCAGTGGCGTAAACACAGCAAAACCATCAGCCGTGAGCTACGCAATCTGGTAAACAGTGCCCCGCCAGGGCAGGTGATGAAATCCATCGTTGCTGAACAGGTTAAGTACATTAAATCGCTACCCCTCGAGGCGGCTGACAGGGTGTACGACATCCAGAATCGGGCGATTGAAGCTGTTGTGACCGGTGGGAGAGCGGAACATTTTGCTAAAGAAATAGCCGCATCGGGTGATATAGCAAAGTCCAGAGCTGACCTGATTGCCAGTACTGAACTTGGACGTGCAACCGGCGCGCTGGATCAGGCGCGTGCGCTGGCAATTGGTTCGAATGGTTATATCTGGCGTACAGCCGAAGATGGTGACGTCAGGCATTCTCATCGGGAAATGGAAGGTAAATTTGTCGAATGGGGCAAACCTCCAACGCTTGATGGCATGACCGGTCACGCTGGCGAGCTCCCGAATTGTCGCTGTTATAAAGAAATCGTTTTTCCCACCTCCCATTCTTATCCCGCCTGAATCGCAGGTAACACATGAAATATTTTTTCAATACCCGGCTGGGGGAAACCCGCTATCAGCTGGCTGACGGCTCGTTGCTGTGCAAAGACGTGCCGATAGGACGAACAGGTAAGCAGCTCTATGGTGCTGATGACCTGCCAAAACTGAAACCCGATAAGTTCGGTGAAATAGTCGTCACGCGTTCTCCTGAGCAGGTATTCCATCCCGCCACGCTTGCCTCATTCGAAGGAATGAGTATCACGGTGTTGCATCCCGAGGATGAAAACGGGGATGTGCGGCTGGTGAATCCAGAGAACTGGAAAGAGCTCGCGGTCGGGCATCTTCAGAATGTCCGGCGCGGGACGGGTGTGCAGTCTGATTTGATGCTGGCTGACCTTATCGTCAAAGACGAAAACGCCATTCAGCTGATCGAAGATGGCCTGCGCGAAGTGTCGTGTGGCTATGACGCGGAATATAAGCAGACTGAGCCGGGTAAGGCTGAGCAGGTTGATATTACCGGAAACCATGTGGCTCTTGTCCCTAAAGGCAGAGCCGGAAATCGTTGTGCAATTGGAGACAGAGACACAATGGCAAATCAAAAGAAAAGCTGGTGGACCCGCATGCGCACGGCCATCAAAACGGGTGACGCTGACACCATGAACGAACTGGTGGAGTCGGCTCCCGCATCGGTTACAGGAGATGAGGGGGATTTGCCGCAGGGCGTTAATCTCAACATCAACCTGTCCCCGCAGCAACCGCTACCGGACAAAGCACCAGAGATGGGCGGAGGTCCAACGGGCGACAGTGATGATGACCTCAAAACATTACTGAAAGCCCTGCTGGCTAAGCTGGAAGGAAATGCGACGGGCGATAACGACAATAAGCCTGACGATAATCCGACCGGTGACGGCGAGGACGATGAAGAGGAAACCACGATTACTGGTGACTCAGCCTGGCGTGCCGAAGTTATCGTTCCGGGTATTGATCTGAGCCGTAAGATGAAACCGACCGCGTTCAAACGTGAGGTTCTGGCTTCTGCTGACAAAACGCTGGTTCGCCAGATAGTCGGTGATGCGGATATCCGCAAATTGCCGAAACAATCAGTCGACATGGCGTTTAATGCCGTGTCTGAGATTGCCAAAGGGCGAAACACCCGCGCCACCACCGGCGATGCACAGCGCCCAAATATGGGCATGACCAGTATCGCTTCCCTGAACAAACAAAACGCTGAATTCTGGGCAAACCGTAAAGGGTAAAAAATGAATAATGTATTTCTGTACCGGATGCCTGTTGGCATTGCCGGGGCTGTCTCTCGCCCGCAGGACTTAACCGTCGAACCGGTGGTCCTTAAATCCGATAACGCCTTTGCTGCCTATGGGCTGGCTGGTAAATACGATGATGACGGTTTTTTCGTGCCGCTGGCAGATGGTGATACCGCAGACAAGGTGAAGGGGATCTATGTGCGCCCTTATCCGACCACTTCGCAGCCGGACATGGTTCGCCAGGTGGGGAGTGGCAAGAACTTCCCGGGCGACGCAATGAAGCGTGGCTACGTGACCGTTAATCTCGGTTCTGATTTTGATGCCAGCACCATCAAAAAAGGCGACCCGGTATACGTTGTCGTCTCCACTGATGAATCCATCAAAGTGCCGCTGGGTGGATTCATGGCCACGTCAGTCAGTGGCAAAAACGTGGTGCTGACCAACGCTGAATTCACAGGTGCCGGTGATGCTGACGGCAATGCAGAAATTTCCTGGAAGATTTAAGGAACAGACGAATGATTACTTTTGATCAGGCAACCGTTGACAGCTCTGGTGCCTTTCTCATCGGGGAGCTGGAGCGACTCGACCAGACGCTGAACCTGCCACTGGTGGGGTACACCTGGACCCGCGATATCCAACTGCGTGAAGATGTCTCCATCGCAGATGACATTTCCAGCTGGACGAATACCAGCTTCGCCGCTGCGGGTACTGGTGCAAATCCGAATGGCAAAAACTGGGTAGGCAAAGACTCAACCGCTATTGCTGGCGTAAACGTGGATATCGGCAAATCCGGTAACCCGCTGAACCTGTGGGGGATGGAACTTGGCTGGACGGTCATAGAATTGCAGGCTGCTCAGCAGGTCGGACGCCCGATCGATACGCAGAAGTATGACGGGATGCAACTGAAATGGCAGATGGATAACGATGAACAGGTGTATGTTGGCGATTCCGCATTAAACCTGAAAGGTCTTGTTACCCTGGACGGTGTGCCTGTCAACAACGCTGCCAAAACGTGGGCAACCTCAACACCGGACGAAATCCGCGCAAGCATTAACCAGGTGCTGTCTGATGCGTGGGCCGCTTCCGGTTACTCTGTGGTTCCGCGTGATTTGCTGATCCCGCCTGAGCAGTTTGCTCTGTTGTCCAGCATCATCGTTTCATCTGCGGGTAACCAGTCCCTGTTGACGTACCTTCAGACCAACACTATCAGCTATCACCAGAACGGTATTCCGCTGAATATCCGCGCGGTTAAATGGCTGAAAGGCCGTGGTGTGGGGAATAAGGATCGCATGGTTGCGTACACCAACGATAAAAAATACGTCCGCTACCCGCTGGTTCCGCTTCAGAGCGTGCCGGTGCAGTATCGCGGTCTGTATCAGATCGTCACTTACTACGGCAAGCTGGGTGCAGTCGAGCCAGTGTACAAAGAAACCATTTCGTACGTTGATGGCATTTAACAGCCACATGGCCCCCTGGCGGGGCCATTAAGGATGACCCGATGGCAAAAAATAATGCAGTAATACACGTACATACCCCGTTTGTGCTCACGCTTCCCGACGGTTCACGGCGCGAGTTTGTTAAAGGCCGTCATGCTGTGGAGGAAGACGTTGCCACGCACTGGTTCACTCGTGCGCACGCGGAAGTATCCGTTGGCAAAGCTACAGACGCGCGTAACGAGGTAAAAAATGCCAAAGAATCAAAGTCTGCCAGCGGTAAGTGATTTTCGCCGCGACTTCCCGCAGTTTGCTGACCCTGCCAAATATCCCGAAGCGCAAATCCAGTTTCGTCTGAATCTGGCCGATGAACTGCTGAGCGAAAACGTCACCGGCAAAAAGTTGTTTCCGTACTTTGCCGGGTTGTTCGTTGCGCACTACATGACGCTCTGGGCGGCAGACAGCCGGGCGATGCTGGCTGGTGGTTCGGGCGGTTCAACCAATGGTGTTCAGTCCTCAAAGTCCGTGGATAAGGTAAGCGTCAGTTATGACACCAGCGCGACGCTGAATCCTGATGCAGGTTTCTGGAATAACACCCGATATGGCGCTGAATTTTATCAGTTGATCACGATGTTCGGTGCAGGCGGTCGCCAGCTATGAGTTTCAAAAGCGGTGTAACAACGAGGGTGGATAACGCTAAGGCCATTCTGGATGCGCTCAGGTCGTTAACCAAAAAAGATGTGCTGGTCGGCATCCCTTCGGAAGACAGCGAGCGGGATGATGTTCCGTTTGGTAATGCGGGCATCGGTTACCTCAACGAATACGGCTCACCAGAGCAGAACATCCCGCCACGACCTCACCTGGCCCCCGGCGTTAAATCGGCAGAAGAGCAGACGGTGCCGCAGCTCAAAGCCGCGGCGCAGGCTGCACTGGATGGTAATGCTGCGGGAGCAGAAGGCGCACTCAACCGTGCCGGAACGCTGGCCGTTAATGGTGTCAGGCGTTACATGACCATTACCGGCTTTACGCCGCTTGCTGACAGTACTGTTGAAGCCCGGGCTCGTCGGGGGCGCAAGGGGGCAACACTGGAACTTGCCCGGCGTGCTGCTGGCGAATCTCCCGGAACCGATCTGGCGAAACCATTAATTGACACCGGGCAATATCGCAGAGCTATTACCCATGTAGTGAGGGATAAAGATGCCGACTCTTGATGTAACAGATGTGCTTTTTGACCCCGATTTTTGCGACTTCAATTTGTGGGTAACACGCCGAGTGCAAACGGTGGATGAGGACGGGATCGGCAGCGACAGCGAAGTTAAAAAGCAGTTTGCCGGAGTCGTAACTGTTGATCGCTCTCTGGAAAACCGCCGTATGCAGGCAGGGCAGGTAATCAGCGGTGCAATTCTGATTGTGACGACTGAGCGACTGACGCAGGGACAGACTGGCCGTGATGCCGATATCGTGACGTATCAGGGCCGTGATTATCGTGTGACCTTCGTCGACCCGTATACAGCTTATGGTGCCGGATTCGTTCAGGCGCATTGTGAGTTGCTGCCGTTTGATGGGGGAATTCCGGTTGAGCAATAACACCAGTACAGAGCGCGGATGGCTGATACCAACCAGTGGCGATCCGGATTATGACGAAGCGCTCGACAGGCTGTTAAGCCAGTGGATGCGTAACGTTTCCGGTCTGTCTGCCGGGATGGTTCGCCCGCGCTGGCAGAAAGAGCAGCCGCCACTGCTACCGGCTGAAACGAACTGGTGTGCGTTTGGGGTTATCGGATGGTCAGGTGATGACAGTCCGGCATTCACCAGACAGACCGATGATGGCTCTAAGCTCTGGCGGCATGAAACGATTGAGTGTATGGCTTCGTTTTATGGTCCGGCGGGGATGGTGTATGCGTCCCGGTTTCGTGACGGTATATCTGTACCGCAGAACAATGCAGCACTGAATGCGCTGGGGCTGTCTCTTGGCGATTACACAGGTCTGACCCCCTTCCCTGAACTTATTAATCAGCAATGGGCCCGCCGCTACGATATGACGGTGCGCCTGCGCCGGAAGGTTGTGCGCGAGTACGGTATTAAATCGCTGGTGGAAGCACCAGTCATCTTTTTCGGAGATTAAGCTATGGCACAGGGCTTGCCTGTATCAAACGTTGTTAATGTTGATGTGATCATGTCGCCGCGTGCAGCATCAGGGCGAAATTTTGGTGCATTACTCATTCTCGGCCCGTCCACAATCATTCCGGTAAGTGAGCGCATTCGCCGTTATTCTGCCGCGGAAGATATTGGAAAAGATTTTGGCGTGGAATCACCAGAATATAAGGCTGCGCAGGTGTTTTTCTCACAATCACCGAAACCTCAGGAGGTTTTTGTTGGTCGTTGGGTGAAAACGAAGGGTGACAGCGAACAGGCCACGCCTGAGACGCTGGAGCAGGCTGTGAATGCCATGCTCGATTATACTTCATGGTATGGGCTGGGGATTGCAGACGATGAAGATATTCCGGATGCAGACTGGCTGAAAGTGGCTGCGGCGATCGAATCCTCTTCTGTAAGCCGTATTCTGGCGATTACGACAAGCGATGATAAATGCCTGCAGACTGCATCCAGCGATGATTTGGCATCAAAACTGAAAACCGCCGGATATTCACGCAGTTTTATTCAGTATTCATCGGGTAATAAATACGCTGCGTTATCTGCATTTGGCCGGGTATTCACGGTTAATTTCAATGGCAGTAATACCGCGATTACGCTCAAGTTTAAGCAGGAGCCGGGTGTCGGGTATGAAACACTGACAGTCAGCCAGGCATCGGCACTTGATGCAAAAAACTGCAATGTATTCGTGTACTACCAGAATGATACGGCTATCCTCCAGCAGGGAGTGATGGCTAACGGCGATTTCTTTGATGAACGCCACGGCCTGGACTGGTTACAGAATTATGTGCAGACCAACCTCTATAACCTGCTTTATACCAGCACCACGAAAGTTCCCCAGACTGAAGCCGGTATTACCCGACTGTTATCAAATGTTGAAAAATCACTGGATCAGGCCGTTCAGAATGGACTGATTGCTCCGGGCGTATGGAACGGGGGCGACCTTGGTCAGTTGTCATCAGGTGACACACTGCCCAAAGGTTATTACGTATACGCCCAGCCGCTGGATGAACAGGCACAATCAGAACGTGAAGCCCGTAAGGCTCCGGTGATTCAGGCTGCAATAAAACTTGCAGGCGCGGTTCATTACGCTGACGTACAGATTAACGTTGTTCGCTAAGGGGAAGTGAATGTCTACCTATTCTTTTATGGATGTCACTGCGACGCTGACCGGCCCGACCGGTTCGATTGACCTCGGGTACGGTTCTGCAAGTTCTGAAGAGGGGATTGTGGTTGCGATGGGCGGTCCTAAAAACACCATGACCATCGGTGCTGATGGTGAAGTGATGCACAGCCTCCATGCAGATAAAAGCGGGACGATTACCGTTAACCTTCTGAAGACATCACCGACAAATAAAAAATTGTCGCTGGCGTATAACGCACAGAGCCAGTCTTCTGCCACATGGGGGAATAACGTTATCGTGATCCGCAACAAGGTCAGCGGCGACATCATCACGGCACGCAGTGTTGCGTTCCAGAAACAACCGGATAATGCCAACGCTAAAACCGGTAATACGATGCCGTGGGTGTTTGACTGTGGCAAGATTGACCAGGTTCTCGGGGAGTTTTAATACATGGAATTCGAAATCAAAGGCGTGAAATATCGCGTGGCAAAACTCAGCGTTTTTGACCAGCTGAAAGTGACCCGCAAACTTCTGCCGGTACTGGCGGGAATGATGTCAGATTTCGGGAGCATTCGCTCCCGTTTGCCTGCTGACGGCAAAATCGACACCGTGAAATTCGAGCAGTTAAAACCGGTGTTTGAAACCATGCTCCCGCGTATCGCTGAGGAACTGTCTTCCCTGACCGAAGATGACACCGATGCGATTATTCATCCCTGTCTTGCGGTGGTATCGCGGCGTCATATGGACGGATGGGTGCCGGTATTTACCCAGGGCGAACTGATGTTTGATGATATTGACCTGCTGGTCATGCTGCAGCTGGTGGCGCGGGTGGTCGCCGATTCGCTGGGAAATTTTTTGCCTACACCCCTTACCAGCACGACGCAGAGCCTGCAACAGGGCTGACGTTTAACAGCCTGCCGGACGGGCTGTCCTACCTTCTCAATCCGGTTGACGCCGGGTTAATTCCTTATACAGCACTTAAAGATGGCTCTGTCGATTTGTACGACATTGCTCTCTTGAATGACCATCTGGCGGTAAAAGCGGTTAACCAGCGGCGCATTGAGAAATGGAGAGAGGATAATGAACGCCGAGACTATTAAAGATTTCCTTGTCTCGCTTGGCTTCAGTGTGGATGATGCAGGAGCGAAAAAATTCGGTTCTGTCCTCGCCGGTACAACTGCAAATGTCATCAAAATGGGGCTGGCCGTCGAAGGAGCGGCGCTGTCCGTGGTGGCCTTCACGGCTAAGATCGCCTCCGGCCTGGATAATCTTTACTGGGCGTCACAGCGCACCGGCGCGACAGTCCAGGGAATTCAGTCTATTGGCTATGCGGTTTCGCAGGTTGGCGGCAGCGTGGACGCTGCGCGATCTTCTCTGGAAAACCTCTCCCGGTTTATTCGTAATAATCCCGGGGCGGAGGGATTTCTGAATCGTCTGGGGGTACAGACACGGGATGCCAGCGGTAACATGCGTGACATGGCCGCTATTTTTACAGGGGTAGGCCAGAAGCTCAGCGACATGCCGTATTACCGTGCTAACCAGTATGCGCAGATGCTGGGCATTGACGAAAATACCCTGTTGGCTATGCGTCGCGGTGTGGGTGGCTTCTCCGGGCAGTACAGCGCAATGGCGAAAGCTATCGGCTTCAATGCTGACGAGGCGGCCAGAAGCTCCAACAAATTTATGACCTCCCTGCGTGAGTTTGGCGCGATGGCAGGCATGGCCCGTGACAAAATCGGCTCTAATCTTGCGGGTGGGCTTGCGGGTTCGCTGGACACACTGCGCCGCCATATCCTGGACAACTTCCCGCGTATCGAGCAGACCCTGACGAAAGCCATAAAAGGCATTCTGGCGCTCGGGGATATTATCGGGCGGCTGTTCTTCAGACTGATTGAGGGGACATCAGGCCTCATCACCTGGTGGCAATCGCTGGATAAGCAAACGCGGGAGTTGATCTCGCTGTTTGGCGCACTGACGATTGCGCTGCGCATTCTGAACAGTACGTTCTGGATGTCGCCGATTGGCCTCATTACCGCGCTGGCGGCGGGGATTGCCCTCCTGTGGGAGGACTATCAGACCTGGAAGGAAGGCGGCGACAGCCTGATTGACTGGGGCAAGTGGAAACCGGAGGTTGATGCCGCGCTGAAGATGGTTCGTGACCTTAAAACGACCGTTAACGACCTGGTGAAAGCGCTGGCGAAACTGCTCAATATTGACCCCAAATCATGGTCCCTGAAGTGGGATTTCAGCAACTTCATCGACCAGATGGGCGAATTCAGCAAAATGCTGAACATGATCGCCGACCTGCTCAACGCTATCAAAGATGGCCGCTGGGCTGATGCCGTCAGCATCGGCAAACAGATACTTAATCAGGGCAGCGAAAATCCGTCAGCGATGCCGATGGTTACAGACAGCGCTAACAGTACTGCCGACTGGATTAAAGAGCACTGGGGATTTGATCCCCGCAGTGTGGGCCGGACGGTACGCGGCTGGTTTGGTGATGATGAGCCGGAACAACATGCACAGGCTACGAAACGAGGAGAACGGAATAACAATCCGGGAAACCTTAATTTTGCTGGTCAGGCAGGGGCTTCTCTTGAACGCCCGGGCGGGCGATTTGCCAGATTTGAAACTGCCTTTGATGGATTACGGGCTCTTGCTCGTCAGTTAATGCTGTACGCCGGACGGGGAATAAACAGTGTGGAGAAAATTATCTCTACCTGGGCACCTGCGTCTGATAATAACAACACAACTGCGTATATCAGGGCTGTATCGCAACGACTGGGAGTGGATCCCCGGGCTGCCCTGAATATGAGCGATCCGCAAACCATGTCAGCATTGATGAGCAGCATTATCCAGCATGAGAATGGAAGAAATATCTATTCTCGAGAGCTGATTAATAAGGCTGCCGTGGCGGGAATTAGTGGCAAAGTGACAGAGGTTAACCAGCAAAATACCTACCACATTTACGGTGGCGGAGATCCGCACGCTGTCGGTAATGAGGTTGCACGTCGGCAACAGTCTGCAAATGCTCAGGTCATGCGAAGTAATCAGGTGAGGGTGGGTTAGTGGATATTCTCTCTACACTTTTTCATCAGCAGAGCAGAAAAATAGGAATGATTGTTCCCAGTGTTGTTATTTCAGAGAAGCATACAGATATGCTTGAAATAACAGAGCATCCGGTAGAGGTTGGGGCCGCTGTCGCTGATCATGCCTATAAAAAACCGTCAGAAGTGGTGATGGAGGTTGGTTTCGCCGGTGGCGGCGCATTGCTGGATTTTGCCAGTAATCTGACGGCTACCAGCCTGCTCGGCCTGAGTCCTCAGCAGACGTATCAGGAGCTACTGGATCTGCAGGAAAGCCGTATCCCCTTCGATGTGGTAACCGGTAAACGACTGTACAGCAACATGTTGATCCGGGCGCTGGAAGTGACGACGGACAAGACAACCGAAAACGTCCTGTCCGCCGTCCTCACCCTGAGGGAGGTCCTTATCTCCCGGACACAGCAGATTACCGTCGCGGATAAAACCAACATGAAGGAAGGGGCCAGCACGTCGGCGGTACAGAATAGCGGCAACAAAACCACAAAGCCTCCAGATACTTCACTGCTGAAAAGCATCACGGGTAACGTGGCGTCATTACTGGGGGGCGGCTAATGACAATTCAGGAAATTCCGCTGACAGCGGACAACCAGCAGTTCAGCATCGTCTTAGGTGGTGTTACCTGGCGGATTAGCATCATATGGCGCGATCTGTACTGGATTATGGACCTGCAGAACGACAGAGGGGAGCCGGTAATCTCCGGTATTCCTCTCGTCACTGGTGCCGACCTGCTGGCGCAGTACGCCTGTATGGGGCTTGGTTTTAAGCTGGTGGTGGTCTGTGATGACAACACACAGGATTACCCCACAAAAACTGACCTGGGCGGTCGCAGCCATTTACTGGTATCAACGGAGTAAGCATGTCACAGAACTGGATGAGACATTTCGAGCTGCAGCTTGTGGACGAGAACGGTCAGGGAATTGAGCTAAGTGATTTTAAAGTTACCTTTACGATCGACTGGTTCAACATCAGCAGTGCATCCCGGGTAGGGACTATCAAAATTTATAACCTCTCGGCAGATACTGTGAACCGAATCACCGGACAGGAGTTTTCGAAAGTGCGTCTGATTGCGGGTTACGACGGTATCGCGCCGGAGGTGTCGGCAAGCGAGGTCGGGACAGTGCGGGAAGTTGACGCGGCGGACGTGGGCCAGAGTGATGGCCGCAACTACGGACTGATTTTCAGCGGTGAAATTCGCTACTCGGTCACAGGAAAAGACAGTCCGGTTGATACCTACGTCCTGATTCAGGCAGCAGATACTGATCTGGCTTTTGCTACCAGTATAACCTCACAGACGCTGGCTGCCGGTTACACGGTCGCTGATGTGAACCGTGCGCTGATGAAAGACTTCGAAGCCAAAGGCGCGACCGAAGGCCTGACGCCTGAAATGCCTGCTACTGTATTCCCCCGGGGGCGGGTACTCTTTGGCATGACGCGGCATCTAATGGATAACGTAGCCGGACAATGTGGCGCAACATGGCAATTCGTGGACGGTCAGCGCCAGATGGTGGCGAATAACGAATATGTTCACGAAGCGATTGTGCTCAACAGCGCTACCGGGCTTATTGGAATGCCGCAGCAGACTATCGGTAACGGCGTAAACGTCCGCGCGCTTATTAATCCGAACATCCGGGTTAACGGGCTCATTCAGCTGGATCAGGCTTCCGTCTATCGTACCGCGTTGTCGAACAACGATATTGCGATGGCTGGTGGTCAGATCACCGACCAGAACACGGACGGAAATATCACGCTCAGCGGCACCACATCGCAGCCTGCCAGCATCGCAACGGATGGCGTTTATATTGTGCGCGGGATTATGTACACTGGTGACACAAGGGGCCAGGCGTGGTACATGGACATGATGTGCGAAGCGCGTGGCGCGGCGGATTTACTTTCGTCCTCAGCGCAGCAAAGGATTTATTCATGAAACGTATGAAGTTAGTTCTGACAATTTCGTTACTGTTTTCCTGCTCATCGGCTTTCGCTGATTTGCAATGCGGGGGATACCGACTTCATGCATCTGATAACGGGTGGACGAAAATCAACGGCGAACAGGTAACATCTCAGAAAATTAAGTTTCTTGGTCAGAAAGATGACTGGGACAACGTTAAAACCGACATGGGCCTGATGCCTTCCCGCGATGGCAACAATTACGGCTTTGAGTTTGTGAAGCGTAACGGAAAAGCCTTCCTGAACGTCCAACTGCTGCAAAACAGCATGGATGCTCCGAAAATCATTGGATCTTACCCTTGTAAGAAAATTGCTGATTGAACATTTTTAGTATTCATTGAAAAAGCCTCATATCGCCGTGAGGCTTTTTTGGGGGATGTTATTTAGACTTTCGTACCTATAAATCCGCCATCCTTAAATCTAGCTTTGAAATTTTCTTTATTACAATCAGTCATTTTATGACATTTCGGGCATTGTTGCTTGTTCCCAAACAAAACTCCAGACTGAAGGGACTCACGATCCCCAATCCATATAGCTGAAGGAAACCATGCTCCACAATGCAGGCATTTGACCTGAATATCGGTTGTTTGCGAGTCAGTGCTCATATCTAATCCTTGTAAAGATTTAATTGCTGTGATTGATAAGCGGAAAACGGTTAATAAAACCAACCACTATCCGAACATATAGTTTGATTGCTCTTAACAAAAATATCAAAGCAAGTGTTTTAAATTATTGGAGCCTATCAAATGGCAGTATCCGACCAGACCCACAGCGGCTACCTTGCTGAAACATTCAAATCCGAGCGGGAAACCATTAAAAACCAGATCCGTGTCGCCTTGCCTGGCATTATTCAGTCATTCGATCCTGATGCGGTGACGGCGGTTGTGCAGCCTGCTATCCGTTCGGTTGAAAAGGATAATGACGGCAGCCGCATTACCAAAAATTACCCATTGCTGGTGGATGTGCCAGTGGTATTCCCGCGCGGCGGAGGCTGTACGTTGACTTTTCCGATAAAAGCCGGGGATGAGTGTCTTGTCGTTTTTGCCGATCGTTGTATTGATTTCTGGTGGCAGAACGGCGGGATACAGGAGCCTGTTGATGACAGAATGCATGATTTATCGGATTCGTTTTGTATTGTCGGTCCCCAGTCGCAGGCAAGGAAGATTAGCGGTATTAATACCAGTGCCACACAGTTGCGTAGTGACGACGGCAGCACCTATTTTGAGCTTAATCCTGATACCAGGAAAATTAAAATTGTCGCTCCCGGGGGGCTTGATGTGGTCGCCCCTCTGGCTGATTTTTCTGAGAAAGTAACCATTCATGGCCTGTTAACCTGGATGGGGGGCATGGTGGGGTCTGTTGTTTCTGGCGTGGCTTCAAAAATCACTGGTGCTGTTGAGTTCTTGGGGAGCGTTAAGGCTAACGGCAAGCCAATCGATGATACGCACACTCATGGCGGTGTTCAGCGCGGTGGAAGCAGTACCGACGGGGTAAACTGATGCGATACAGACGTGAAGACGCCGATGGCGATTACACCTTTGGCAGCGGTGATGACACCTGGCTGATTAACTCGCCTGAGGCCGTGGCGCAGGCTGTGAAAACGCGATTCGAATTGTGGTATGGGCAATGGTTTCTCGACACTACCGAAGGGACTCCGTGGATCCAGTCTGTGCTGGGCAGGCAAAAACCGGAAACTTACAACCTAGCGATCAGAAAACGCATTCTGGAAACGCAGGGCGTTAAATCAATCCTCTCTTTCAATACGACGGTGGATACCACGACCCGACGTGTCATGTTTTCCGCTGAAATCGACACTCTCTATGGAATAACGACTGTTACATCGGAGGCGTAATGGCTCTGAACCTTGATTCTCTCGGTTTATCTGCAAAGGTAACCGCGGAGGGGATCAGTGCGCCTGATTATCAGACGATACTCAGCACCCTGATTAGCTATTTTCAGCAGATTTATGGCAGTGATGCCTACCTCGAACCGGACAGCAAAGACGGCCAGATGGTGGCTCTGATGGCGCTGGCGATTCATGATGCCAATAATATGGCGATAACTGTCTACAACTGTTTTTCACCGGCAACCGGCTATGGGGCTGCACTGACCAGTAACGTGAAAATAAATGGTATTTCACGTAAAGGCGCGACGAATTCTACGGTTGATTTGCTTCTTACAGGAACTGCCGGAACAACCATCATTAATGGCAGCGTGAAAGACAGTAATAATGTGATATGGCGTTTGCCTGCTTCAGTGGTGGTCGGCGTGGATGGTACAGTGATGGTGACCGCAAAATGTTCTGTCAGTGGTGCAGTGGCGGCGCTGGCTGGAACTATCACTGAAATTAATACGCCAACCCGTGGCTGGGTTTCGGTAACCAATCCTGCTGCAGCTACTGTAGGCACTCCAGCAGAAACTGATGCGGAGTTACGTATCCGCCAGTCGCAAAGTGTTGCGTTGCCATCAATAACCCCATTTGAAGCACTGGATGGTGCTGTTTCTAATGTTACCGGTGTAACCCGCCACAAACTCTATGAAAACGATACTGGTTCGGAGGACGGTAA